TGTCGCCGCATGACGCACAGGTCGGTCGTGATAGGTGCTTGCGTTGTGGTTCGACTCGCACGGCATAGCACGATGTGCATATAGGTAGGTGGTAGTCTTCATCCATGTAAGTTCCTCCATTCTTTGATGAACGCATCGCGTTCGGATACATTGCCAAACGTCATCTCACCGATACATTTATCATCGACAAACAATTCCACTGCGTGATACCAATGGAGTCCTGCGTGAAACACTCTGGTTTTATATGTCCTCATACAAGTTCCTCAGTTGTTGGTTGCTTGAGCGTGAAGGGAAGTTTCCCTGGTGTGGTCACGACTTGGTATCCAAGTTCTGCAATCTTGTTCAGGATGTTTGGACTCAGGGTTTCTCGGTTGGCGATATGGGCAAACAGATGTGCTTTGATACACACTGGATACACCAAGGTGTTGCCGTATACGTTACGGACTTCGACTGTGATGGTTCTCATAGGGATTCCTGTGTTGGGTTATCCAAGGCTATGGATGCGATGTGTCCAAGGTAAATACCACCGACTATGAGGAAGATGGTGCGGAAGATGCTGTCCTCCATATATAACCCGAAAGCTAACATAGATATCGACATGGCGGTCATGCAGAGGATGTAGACTTTGGTGCTCATGTGGATTATCTCCGTTCTACTGATTTGAAGTATTCACGCAGGTAGTTCTCAGGGTCATCTGAGTCCAATGGGTTGTCGGTCATGTCGCACTCGAACACGAATTCATGGTCATCTGTGGCGAAGTTGGGCTCGATGATGAGGCTATCCATCGATGCGTTGGGGATTGTCAGGAACATGAGTTGCTGTTTCATGGGTTCTCCAAGTAAGTGAGTTGAAGGGAAAGGCACGGGGAAACTCGGTCGACTATGCACCGCATGATAGGTGCTATGCACTATATTGCATCGAATATTTCAGTCAGCAAATGGGCTGGAAAATTTACGTGAGTGAACACTAACAAAAATATAGTTGGCTTATCAATGACTTACGAGCGTGGTTAGTAGACGCTCACGTGAATTTTCCAATATTCCGTAAAATCAAAAGGGTCAGGTGACTTTTGCGTATGTGATGATTGTGTGTGCGCTTCGCACACATCGCAGAGTCACGCATCGATTTCCATAGGAGGCTGTGTTTCTATGGAATATTGGAATATTGGAAAATTCAAAGTATTAATATTGCTCTAAGTCGTTGATAAGCCAACTATATTTTTTGTAATACTGAATATTCCAGAGAATATTCCAGTGGAAAGCTTCGGAATATTATAAGAATCAGGCGAGCTTGGCTTGGGCAGACGCCCCGACATATACAGTTACATCTCCGTGGGCACGATACGCACGATGTGCGTGTGTATGTTTTTGGTTTGATTTGTGGTGACCAGACAGCTTGGTGTATGTGGTGCGATACGGAACAGGTGGTAGACCGCCTTGTAATACTTTGTCTTTATCACCTTTAATCATGGGTGGTAATGGTGGCATTGTTCCTCGAGGCACAAGATGAATACGCATGACTTACTCCAAGGTTAAGTGATTAAGTGGTGAGCAGTTTAGATTCATGCTCAGGAATTGTGTGGGATTCAAGCCTCGATAGTTTCAGGGGCACCTTGCTCAGCGATACGCTGAACCACACCATACACGAAACCCTTTTGACCTTTAAGCTCTTTACCCTTGGTCACGACTGCATTGTTGACAGCCATGCACAAGCCAATCAGTTGGTCTTTAGACACCGAACCATGCGAAGGCACAAGACCGCCGATGAAGGGTGCGGCTGATTTGGGCACCAAGGTGTCGAGGATATCGTTCACCAAGGGGCGATACTGACCATTTGCGAGCCATTTAGCATACATGGCGTGTCCCATGTCCATGCGAGTTTGGCGGTCAGCGAAAGCCACAGCCCTCGCAAATGAACCAGTTTTGCCAGTTTTGGAGGACAAAACAATAGAGGTGCCGTTGTCGATGATATTGACGAGATTCATGATGAATTCCTTTAAGTCAGTTAGTTTGGAAGATGCACACTACACCATGTAATGCACATCTTGAAACCATCTCCCGCACTTTGCCGTCATGCGTTTAGCCTTTTAGTCTTGGAGATGGATATCACCGCCCATGCGTGCACACAACCGCAGGGAATTGCGAGTCCATTTCGATAAGGGTTTTCCCCTAGTCTACTGACACTCATCCGAATTGTTAAAGAAATGCCCTCACACAATGCGCCCCATGTTTATCCATGCTTGAATCCGAAGGCATGACGCCTTGAACCACGAAGCACAGCATAAGCCGAACCATGTCGCCAATTTAATGAGCCTGAAAGCCGAGGGATACGATGCCCTACACTAATGGTTTTGACCCGACAACGAGGTGGGGCGGGGAGGGGGGAGGGACACGGATGCGGGGACGGGCGGCCCTGTTTACCCGTTACATACACGACAAGGCCTATTTTTTACACTATACACACGATTGCCACACCTTATACATATCCCAGGCCACGTGCATAGAAATCTCAAAAAACTTGACAACCGGGCCCATATAGCTACCATACACACGTCATAACTCAACGGAGCCCATCATGGCAACCAAGAAACCCGCGTTCCTGTTCAAAGGTAAAGAGACAGCCAAAGAAGAAAAGGCTGAAAAGAAAGTATCTCCCTCCATGTACAAAAAGGGCGAGAAGATGGAAGAAGCCAAAATGAAAAAAGCTGGCAAGCCCGTCATGAAGGGTAAGTACTGATGGCCACCAAAAATTGGATTGCCGGTGCAATCAAAAAACCTGGGCAGCTCCACAAAGACTTGGGAGTTCCTGCTGGTGAAAAAATTCCAGCCAAAAAATTAGCAGCTGCTGCTGACAAAGGCGGCAAGGTTGGCCAACGTGCGCGATTGGCTCAGACCCTTAAAAAGATGAAATGAAGCGATACAACTTCCATTTGCCAGAGCAGATCATGGATGAACTGCGCGATATGTCTGAAGCGACAGGGCTCACTGTGTCGGAGTTAATCCGTCGGGCCTTGTCTGACTTCTTAAAGCAAGCTGTCGCTGAACATGAATGAAGACCTGATAGACGACCACACAGAATTTGCGCTTTCACCAAGCGCCTCAGAAGCTCATGTCACGTTGGATATCCCGCCCCAGTTGGTGTGGGAATGTGCAGCTGGCTTAGAAGACCCAGTTAGCATCGCTGCTCGGTTTGGGTTTGAGGGGGACAAGTGGGAACGCTTGTGTCAGTGGCCACCGTTTATCACCGCAGTGCAGAATCAGCGTTCGGAGTTTGAACGCAACGGGATGACGTTTCGTCTCAAGGCAGGCATGATGGCCGAAGAGATGATGGGCATGATGTTCAAGCAGGCCATATCAAACGACACAACCATATTGCAAAAGCTTTCTGTGTTCCAAGCGCTGACAGATGTGGCTGGACTTAAAGCGCCAAAAAATGCTGAAGTCAACGCCAACGCAGCACCGAAATTCAGCATCACAATCAACATACCGCAGGGTGCGCAACCAGTGACAATAGATGGCTAACTTAGTCTATACACCGCCAGTATCGGTCGTTCCGTTTCTCACAGCAGACAAGTTTGCAAACTTCATTGTTGGGCCAGTGGGTTCAACAAAAACAACCGCTGCACTCATCAAGATCGGGTATGAAGCCAAACGCATAAAGGCATCACCGGACGGCATACGGCGTAGTCGTGTGGCAGTGATTCGTAACACTCGTCAGATGCTGTGGGACACGACGATCCCTGACTTTTTGAAATGGTATCCAGACGGTGAAGCTGGCATACTGGAGAAAACAAACAGCAAATTTTTGCTGAAGTTTGACGACGTAGAGTGTGAGATTTTGTTCCGTGGATTGGATGATGCCAACGACGTGCGTCGCTTGCTCTCGTTGCAGCTGACATTCGGTGTCATGGATGAATTCCGTGAGATCAACCCCGACATTTACAACGCACTGACTGGTCGCTTGGGGCGATACCCTGACAAGACGATGAATGGTGTCGGTGCATGTGATGACAAAGGGAAACAGGTACACAAAGTGTGGGGGGCGACCAACCCGCCTGACATGGATACGTTCTGGGAAACTATACTGAGTGACCCACCGGACAACATGCACGTAACTGTGCAGCCAAGCGGACTGAGTCAAGAAGCTGACTGGGTGCAGTATCTACCCGACGGGTACTATGAGAATTTGTGCGAGGGTAAGTCAGACGACTGGATCGACGTATATGTGCATGGACAGTTCGGAAAATCGCTCTCGGGACAGCCTGTATTCAGAGCTTTTGATAGAGATACTCATGTCTCAAAACAGTCGCTCAATCACATCAAACTCCAGACCCACCCACTTATTATTGGAATGGACTTCGGACTCACGCCTGCTTGTACCGTTAACCAAGTTGATGCACAAGGAAGACTCCTGACGTTTGCCGATCTGGTGTCTGATGGTATGGGCACACTGCGGTTTTGTCGTGAGAAGTTAAAGCCGTTACTGGCCAACAGATTCCCAGGGATGAACGTGCTGATTGTGGGTGACCCAGCCGGACAGCAGCGAGCACAGACAGATGAGCGTTCGGTGTTTGATATCCTGCGTGCAGAAGGTTTTCGAGTCATCTCAGCCAAATCAAACAGTGTCGTGGCACGTATCAATGCAGTTGACAAAATGCTCACTAGAACTGTGGATGGTAAACCTGCCCATCTAATTGATCCGTGTTGTACAAATTTAATTGCTTCCCTTCGCGGTGGATATAGGTATAAAATCCGGCAAAACGGCGAGAAGGATGACAAGCCGGAGAAGAATTCGCACTCCCACATTGCTGATGCGCACCAGTATGCGTGCCTCCATGCAGACGGTAATGTGACAGGAGACACGTGGCAGCGCAAAGCAGTGGAAGTCAAAAAAGTCGATTACGTCTGGTCTTGACATAGCCATGCAGTTCTGTTACACCCCCAACATGTTTAAAGTGTGACGCATATGCAACTTGGACTGAACATTACGAATAGCAATGCGCCGGGGACTGTCTCGGCGGGTGGTTTCGTCACCATCAAGTCTGTAAAAGCTCTACAGGACGAAGCCAAAGCAGCGGCCCAACAAGCCAACGCACAGCCTGTAGTTCAAGCTCTCTCGGGCTATATTCGTAAGAAATGGCAGGCCGCGATGCTTGCCAAGCAGCAGACTTCTGAGATTAAGATGCTCAAGTCTGTTCGGGCTCGTAGGGGGGAATATGACCCTGACAAGCTGGCGCAGTTGAGAGAACAGGGCAGTGCGACGATCTACATGATGCTCACCAGCAACAAGTGCCGTGCAGCATCTAGTTGGTTAAAAGATACACTTATGACGGCTTCTGAGGACAAACCTTGGACTATCGAGCCGAGCCCCATCCCAGAACTTCCCCCCGATCAAATCCAGTCCATCATGCAGCAGGCACAACAGGAAGTGCAGCAGCTATGGGCGTCGGGCACACCCCCGACAGATCAGCAGGTACGTGAACGTCTGCTTGAGATGAAAGACATTGCGATGTCGCATCTGCACGACATGGCCAAGCGTACGGCTGAGCGCATGGAACTGAAGATGGATGACCAGCTCAAAGAGGGCAAATGGTCACGGGCTTTTGCAGATTTCTTGGACGATATCACCACATTCCCTTCTGCGATTATGAAGGGGCCGGTCGTTCGTAAACGGGCAAAAATGCAATGGGTGCCTAGTCAAAACGGCCATTACGCCTTGGATGTCAAGGATGAGTTGGTACTTGAGTGGGAGCGAGTTGATCCGTTCAACCTCTACCCTGCCGCAGACGCGACAAACATTGATGATGGCTACCTGATTGAGCGCCATAAACTGCATCGTTCCGACTTGCAGGCCATGATTGGCGTAGAGGGTTACAGCGATGGCGCGATCCGTGCTGTGCTCGAGGAATACGGTAAAGGCGGTCTGCGCGACTGGATTTACGTTGACATGAACAAGGCGGCGGCTGAAGGCAAGTCCACCATGGGCGTGCAGCAGAACCCGTCTGAATTAATTGACGCACTCCAGTTCTGGGGTAGCGTGCAAGGCCAGTTGTTGATTGACTGGGGCTTGACCGAGCAAGACATCCCTGATCCTCTGATGGACTATCCCATCGAGGGCTGGGTAATCGGAAACTGGGTTATCAAAGCCGTTGTGAATCCTGACCCACTGGGTCGTAAGCCGTATTTCAAGGCATCCTACGAGGAAGTTCCCGGTGCGTTCTGGGGTAACTCTGTAGCTGATTTGTGCCGTGATACCCAAGACATCTGTAACGCCGCAGCCCGTTCGCTGGTGAACAACATGTCAATCTCAAGCGGCCCACAGGTTGTTTACAACATTGACCGACTGCCACAGGGTGAGAACATTACCCAGATGTACCCATGGAAGGTATGGCAGGTTACATCCGACCCGTTGGCCGGTTCTGCTCCTCCGATGCAGTTCTACCAGCCAAACTCGCTTGCGTCTGAATTGATGGCGGTGTATGAGAAGTTTGCGACTCTGGCAGATGAATATACGGGTATACCCCGATATATGTCAGGCGATAGTCCCGCAGGCGGCGCAGGCCGTACGGCTTCAGGTATGTCCATGTTGATGAGCAACGCAGGTAAGTCCATCAAGCAGGTGATTGCCAACATCGACGAGTCTGTAATTGCTCCGATCATTGAGCGGTTGTATTACTACAACATGCGCTACGGGGATGACCCAGACCTGAAGGGCGACATCAACATCATCGCTCGAGGCGCAACATCGTTGGTGGTCAAAGAGCAGGCTCAGGTTCGTCAGAACCAGTTCCTCCAGATCGCGTTGCAGAGCCCGATTGTTCAGCAGGTCATTGGTATGGAAGGCATTGCAGAACTGCTTCGCCAGTCGGCCAAGACGCTTGACATGAACCCAGATCACATCGTGCCGCCCGTTGAAATCATCAAGCAGAGAATGGCCCAGCAACAGCAGGCAATGGCTCAACAGCAAATGATGATGGCCCAACAAAACGGTCAAGCACAGGCTGGAGGCACACCTCCTGCCCCCAATAGTGGAGCGCAACTTCAAAATGGCGCTCCAGTAACAAATAATTTTGCGCCAATGATTGGCGTAGGTAGTTGACAACAACCCGTAACAGGTGATAATACACACCATCGCAAAAGGAGTTTCTTATGCAAGCAGTAAATCCCGTGGAAAAGCGTTCAGCTGAGTACAAGCAAGAATCAGCCAAAACTGATGGCATGTCCAAAGGCCCCGCATCACAAGGTGCTGGCGGTAACGATGGCGGCAACTTCAATTTGGGCAAACGTGGCGGTGCTGAGTACACTGCTATGACTGCCAAAACTGATGGCATGTGCAAGTAATTGGTTCGGATTGATGAACGGATCGCACGCTGTTTATTGCAGCTGCAATCCCCTGAATTCAAACCGTTGTTAGAATATTTTCAAGCACGACAACAAGAGACTCTTGAAAGACTTGTTGAAGCGCAAGACAAAGATCAGATGGTTCGCTTGCAAGGGCGAGCTGTCGAACTCAAGGAAATCCTTGAGCTGGTAGACCAGGGTTCATCTCTGGTTGCCAAAACCCGAAGGTGAAGGGCAGACCGTTAAGTCGGAGCCTAGAACCAAATTTTTTAACCGAGTAGCAGACCGTAAGCGTATCCGGACTGACCGTAAAGTCGGAGTCCTAAGCGTAGTCGGAGCGAAGGAGATAGAGATATGGCATTGCCACGTGCAATTCAGAAACAAGTTGAAGACGCTGATGCGTTTGTAGCCCAGATGAACGGACAGACCGATAACACGGAGACTGACCCAAACCTGACACAGAACACAGCCCCAGACCCTGAACCACAGCAACCGATCTCGCAAGAGCCAGAACCGAAGCCGGTAGTTCCGGAAGAGACGTGGGAACGTAAGTACCTCACCCTCAAAGGAATGTATGACGCAGAAGTGCCAAGGCTACATGCGCAAATGCGCGAGTTGAATGGACAAGTCCAGTCTCTCATTGCAGAAAACGCAACAGCTAAAGCACAGCAATCTGTATCACAGCCGACATCGTCGAAGACTCTTATCACTGAACAAGACAAAGAAGCGTTTGGTTCTGATCTGCTTGATCTAATCGACCGTGCATCTGAGCAGAAGGTTGCGGAGTTTCGCAGTCACAACGCCCAGTTGATGGACGAAATCAAGGAGTTGAAGGGCAAGCTTGGGAATGTAAGCGAGCGTCAAGTCGTGTCTGATAAAGACCGGTTTATTGCAAAACTTGCAGCTCAAGTACCCAACTGGGAAACTTTGAATGTAGATCAAGGATTCCTTGCTTGGCTGGCTGAAGTTGATCCAATTTATGGATTGCCACGACAAGTTGCGCTGTCAAATGCGTATGAGTCGTCCGATGCGGATAGAACCGCAACGATCTTCAAACAGTATCAAGCTACGTTGGCCCCGACACAACAGAGACCGAGTCAACAGCTACAGAGTCAAGTTGCACCGACCCGCTCGCGTGCGTCGTCTGCGCCTGCTACTTCGGCTGGAGATAAGCCAATCTATTCGCAAGATCAGATTGCTAATTTCTACAATGAGTGGATCAAGGGGCATATTGACCAAGCTGAGGCGGAGCGAATTGAGAAAGATATCAATGCCGCCTATTCTGAAGGTCGAATCCGATAACGATTCCCCGGACATGGCGGTAAAAACCGAAACCGTTTTTTAACAAGGAAACATCATGTCCACAATCACCGCAGCAGCAGCGTATCCCATTAACTCCGGCGGGTTTAACACCCCCGGCGGTCAGGTTGCCTATTCCGGCACCGCTTATTCCGGTTCTTTCATCCCAGCCCTCTGGTCTGGCAAATTGGCACAGAAATTCTATGCCGCCACCGTTTTCGGTGAGATTGCCAATACCGACTGGCAAGGTGACATCACTGGCATGGGCGATACCGTGATCATCAACACTATCCCCACAATCACCATTAACAGCTACTCTGTTGGCCAAAACTTGGCTTACGAAGTTCCTGCTCCCAGCACCATCACCTTGGTCATCAACAAAGGTAAATACTTCGGCGTCAACGTGAACAACGTGTTGGAGTTGCAAGCCAAGCCTAAATTGATGGACATGTTCACCAATGATGCTGCCATGCAGATGAAGATTCAGATCGACAAAGACGTTCTGTATACCAACTTCAACCAAGGCGCTGCCGCCAACCAAGGTGCTACCGCTGGTGCAATCTCTGGTTCTTTCAACCTGGGTACCGATCTGGCTCCCGTGACTTTGACTGCTTCTAACATCCTGTCAAGCATCACTGCTTTGTCTAGCGTGTTGGACGAGAACAATGTCCCTGAGACAGACCGTTGGTTGGTTATCACCCCCACAGAACGCCAAATCCTGATGCAATCCAACTTGGCACAAGCCCAGTTCATGGGTGACGCATCTAGCGTTTTGCGCAACGGCAAGATCGGTATGATCGACCGCTTCACCGTGTATGTCTCCAACCTCGTCCCCCGTGGCGCTGCTGGCAAGACCTACATGAACCCCAACACTGGTACAGATGCAACTCTGACCAGCGCATTGAAGCGTCATGCTGTGATTGCTGGCCACAAATCTGCCATCACTTTTGCATCGCAAATCGCCAAAGTCGAATCATTGCAAAACCCCAATGACTTCGGTACCTTGGTTCGCGGTCTGAACGTGTACGGCACTCAAGTCGCTCAAGCAAACGGTTTGGCTCTGTTGCAAGTCGCAGGCTGATAAACGGGGGGCTTCGGCCCCCCATCCGTTGTTTTTTAGGAGACCGACATGGCTGTACTCGACGATTTGATCATCAGTGGTCTGTCTTACCCCCAAGCTTTGGCTGTAGTGGCTGAAGATTCAACAGGGGATAACACGGACGGTTTGGTGCAAGCTGGTTTCAGCGTGACCCAAGCACAAGCAATGCACGCTTACGATGTCAGCAAAACTGACGCAAACGCAAACGTAATTTGTCAACAAGGAATTTGGGCTGGTACTACACTGGTTGCAGTGCGTGCCGCACTTGACGTAACACCTTGAGGTAGGGCATGGGCACAGTTACCGCTGGGGCTATTATTGATAAAGCTGCAACGCAGCTTATCGACATTTCTGGCGTACGCTGGACAAGAGCAGAGCTATTGAAGTGGCTTAATGATGGCTTGCGGCAAATTGTGCTCATGCAACCTAATGCTACAAATACACCCGGTGCGGTGCAGCTTGTAGCAGGAACAAGACAGACACTCCCCACAGGGGGTTGGATGTTGTTGAACGTGTACCGAAATATGGGCACAACAGGCACAACTCCTGGTCGTGCTGTCCGTATTATTTCCCGTGAACTGCTGGATGCGTTTGAACCAGACTGGCACACCGCAAAAGCTAGCGCAGTTACCAAAAACTATATTTACGATTTGCAAGATCAGACGGCGTACTATGTGTACCCGCCAAGCACAGGCACAAACTATCTTGAGATAAATTACTCAATGCAGCCAAGTGACTTGACTTCTGAATCTGACGTCATTCCGATGTTTGATGTGTACCAAGGGCCTTTGCTCGATTACATCATGTTCCGTGCTTGTACAAAAGATGCAGAGTACGCCCCCGGCGTTGCTTTGGGTCAGATGTATTTGGCTACATTTACTGCTGCCACAAACGTCAAAGCACAATCTGAAACAACAGGCTCACCTGAGTTGGGCTTGTTGCCACGTAATCCTACTATGCCTGGATCAATTTCATGAACGAAGTCTCTTACGATTTGTTTTTGCCTGAGGTCATGCAGTTCGTCAAGGATGTGCCTGAGAACGTGGCGTTCAATGCGATTCGCAATGCTTGCATAGAGTTTTGCCAAGAGACTCGATATATCCAACAGCACCTTGACCCGATGGCTGGTGTCGCCAAAATTGGCACATATGATTTGGAAGCCAACGAGGGCACGTACAAGATTGCCGATATTGTTGAGTGCTGGTATGGCGATCAATTTCTTGTTCCACGTTCCATTGAGCAGTTGACGCAGATTTATCGCACAACTGATTGGAATACGTTGG